TATAGATCTCATAATCGGGTCGGAGTTTAAAATCCGCCATCCGCCAAGAATATAGAAAGATCCTTTTCCGCCGACAGGGGTATGCCACCTCGAAGTCGACGACCTGCTACTTTCGAACCATCCATCCATCCTCAAGACCGTTCTATTCCATTCCGTTTAAATGCAAAACATTTATTTCTCACCTATCCAAGATTTACAGTGGAAAAACAACTTCTTTTTGACCATATCAACAACAAGTACCCACTCAAACGAGCTGTCATTGCTGAAGAGTCCCATCAAGACGGTGAAAAGCACCTTCACGCCTATCTGGAATTTACAAGAAAATTGGACCTTCGGAATTGGGACATATTTGACTACGAAGGACATCATTGTAATCTTCAAGCAGCAAGAAAACCTGAAGCATGCATTATCTACTGCCAAAAGGAAGACCCAAACCCTCTACTCTTCGGTCAAGTGGACACAAGTGAAATTTCCTCCTTATGTGAACTGGCAGAAAACACCCCTGAAGAAAGTGAATGGATCGATCTCTGCTATTCCAAGAAGGTAACCTTCCATCCATTATCTAGGTCAACCCAATCTATGCCAAATGGGCAAGGAAACTCTATCTGGACAAGATACAAGACATGCACACGATTCAAGAGGGATATCAACCCTCTGGGATAGTTACCTCACCGATACTGCTCTCAATGCAATGGCCAATGGATGGGAAATCTCTATGGATCAAAGGGCCAACGAGTGTGGGGAAGAGTACTTGGGCTCTCCTACATTCACCCAAACCCTCATTATACGTACGACATCTGGACACGTTGCTAAAATTCAAACCACAGTTACACAAGAGCCTGATCTTCGACGACATGTGCTTCACTCATCTCCCCAGAGAAACTCAACTCCAACTTGTCGATCTCCGCAATCAACTGCAAGTACACGTGCGCTATGGGGTAGCCAGTATACCAGCGAGTCTCCCACGTGTCTTTCTCTCTAATACAGAAATTTTTATGGAAGACCAAGCAATCAGAGCCAGAATCACAAAAATCATTCTGGAATTCGAATAAACTTTATTTAAACACCAATAGCATCAACACTAGAACTAACTTCAGTATAGTGATAAGTCTTAGTGCAAGTCACCTGACATTGAAAACCACCAGGAATATACTCAGCAAGACTACTCACAAAAGGATTATGAAACACCAAAATAACACCTTCAGTCACATTAGCTTTAGATCGCATGTTAAGAACATCCTCCATATTAAGAACATAATTTCCAGCATCACGTTGCTGAAAAGAATAGATCTCAGACGGTTGCAAAAACACACGTCTTCTGGACTTGATAAGCCACATTCTTCCAAAACTTGGAGCATCAAACGGAGTAACTTGATAATAAGTATTCGAAGTAATAGCACTGGGCATATTACCAGGATTCTGAACATTCAAAGCTTCATTCCATTCAGTATTAGGGTTAGACGTTTCACTATTATTCTTACGAGCAATAACAAAATAAATATCCATATAAACACCTTCATCAAAGGTATTCTGAATTGTATAATTCATACAACAGCTTCTAAATCTCAACTTTCTCGATCCAGTAGTTGCAGTAGGGTAAGCACCATTCTCACGAGCAAATATCCAGGGCATATCACCATTAGCGGTATCAATATTCGACGCATATGAATTCGTATTGTATCCATACATAGTAATCCCAGTCACACCTTGACCATCAACCAAACTTGTGGGCGATCCATTGATCTGAGTACTATACGTTATAATACAAGTCTTCATAGATTGTAACTTATCCATCTGATATGTAAAACGCTTCATGGCGCGGCGTGCCCCTCGTCGCACGCGACGAGGAGCCCGTTTACGTCTGTAAAGGGTGGTAACGTCCCTTTGTTCAGTTAAACTTCCAACAGATTTTGCTTTCGCAACACGACTTCCACCTCCACTCTTCCCATTGAAATACTTCCTGATTCCACGTCCAGCATACTGACCAAGCTTCCAAGCATTTTTATACATTCCAGGTGAATATCTTCCTGCTAGTCTCGCACTTCTTCTCGCTAATTGATAACCCATAATTACAGGGGTAGTCTAACTCCCGCCTTCTATTTATACGCCGGGCGCATCCGTAATATTAAGGATGCGCCCTACAAAAACCACTATAGTTATAGTCTTACTTTCCCTCACGGGAAAGCGCTTTCCCTTATATAGATCTCATAATCGGGTCGGAGTTTAAAATCCGCCATCCGCCAAGAATATAGAAAGATCCTTTTCCGCCGACAGGGGTATGCCACCTCGAAGTCGACGACCTGCTACTTTCGAACCAT